ACAGGAGAACGTCCTGTGGTGAAAATTTCCACCCTCTTTCAAGGTCCCCCACATAGGAGTTGTGCATGTCATACGGTCGTATCCGTTCGCGCGTCACACCTGCTAGTGCTGGCTGGGGTTTATCCCGCCGCCAGTACTTCGGCAATCAGGCTTTTGGTCAACCGCAGAGCACAATGGTGCATAATGCGGTTCCAACTAATGGCCCGTTTGTTTATGGTGAGAACGCGTACGAATATATCGATGACAGAGTTACCCAGCCAGGTGTAAGTAGACAGTTGAATCCAGTGTGGCACGAGCGTTATGAAGCGTCCATAGTTACTTCTACTATGGGCTTCTGTATGCAACCGTACTACCCGGACGTCACCGACCTTTGGGTCGTTGACCACGGATTGGCTGTTAATTACAATCCATCTGTCGCAGATCTACCATCTGCCCAGTGGGCATCTCTTTGTTCGCAACTCGCTACGAAGCTGAACGGTGGGTTATCGCGTCAGAGCCTTATTGGAGCCTCCGTCATGGAAGCCCGTAAGACCTACGCTATGATCCGTAACCCGTTTAATCTTCTAAAGGCCGATTGGCGTAAGATTGCCGGAAAAGATTCCGCAAAATCGCTCGCAAAGAGCGGTGCCAATGTCTGGCTTGAAGCTAACTACGGATGGCGGTCTGCGTACTTAGATGTCCGTGGTATTTCCAATACCGCTGACACTCTGTACAAGACCTCACCAGAAGAGCTTCAGGAAGAGCTGGATGATCGCTATTCTGTATCCCAAACAGATAAGTGGTCAGGGGAGAGACTGTGTTATCAATGGTACGATAACACGTATGGATGGCCGTCATGGAACGATGGAGAGAATTACAACTTTCCCGATCAACCTGCTCGGTTGAGGGTTCGTGTGGAATCTCAAAACGTTACTAGGCGGGTTTACTGCCGTCAACAGATGGCTGTAGCTAAGAGGTGGTCACGATCCAGGCGTTTCCTCAACGCTTGGGGAATGGACACCTCTTCCATTGCGGACGTATTATGGGAACTGGCCCCGTTCTCCTTCGTGATCGACTGGTTCGTCGATCCCTTAGGATTGTGGAAATTACCCGGTTCCATTATGCGTCTCAGCCAGACGGACGTTTCATCCATTGGCCACTCAGAGAAGGTCGAGAGCTGTTTTCGTGCTCAAGGCCTGCTACACTCTGGGTATCCTTGGTATGGGACCCCGTGGGGTTACAAAATCGGTGCCTGGCGGCTCCCAAGTAAGACTACTGGGAGCTTAGGTCGCCATCACGTCTACGGACGTTGGCTCGGTTTGCCCAACTGGTCCGATCTCTTGTCTTCCTTAACCGGAAGCGGCCTTAATGCCTTCAAAACAATCTCTGGGTCTGCACTCACTGTGCAGCGTTTGCTTAGCAACAAGCGATTTCACCCATGAGAGAACCACTCACCGTAGAAGGAGCCTTCTTATGGCCTCCGCATCTCTTGTCCTGTCCAAGAACAACACGCAGACGGTTACATTCGGTCTAGCGTCGCAGTTTGTTAACGGCGCTGAGTGGAAGGTCGCAGATCGCGATCTCTCCACTCCTTACAAAATTACTTTGGAGAGAAATCTCACACAAGGTAACTCAGTAAGTAACGACCGAGTTTCCGTTCGTATTTCCCGCGTTGAGCGTAATGCCACAACGGGGAAACCTGCTACTGCCTCTGTGTCGGTCCTTGTGAGTATTCCCAAGGATACCTCAGTATTGACGCAGGCCGCCCAGAAAGAACTTCTGGCTATGACCTCATCTTTACTTAACGATTGCGCTAACGTTGGAGCAACAAATGCAAAAACTTCAGCCATCGTCTCGGGCAGTGATCTTTGAAATATTACGCTTCATCGTTCCTATCTTTATCGAAGAGATAAGGAAAAGGATCGAGAAGGCCCCTCTTCCTGCAAAGGATGAGAAGGCAACGTAACATTTCTGAGTGTGCTCCGTGACATCAGAAGATCATTCGAAAACCTGCGGTCGTCGACTGCAGGTGATCTTATGTGCCACGGATGTGGACATGAGATGCGCACAAAACCATTAGCTTGGAGGCTTGTATGTCTAATGAACGTACAATTTTCTCGTCCTTCTACAAATCGTTACCCTCAGATGTTACTGGATTCCTCTCTACATCTGAAGCCGTAGGCTTCACCTTATCTTGTGATGTTATTGCAGAGATGCAAAATACTCACAAGCTTGAGGAGATTGTTATAACCCTTACACAATTGGGGAAGGAGCTTGAACGTGCTATCGTAACTGGTAGCCGCTTTAACCTCCCTGTAACCCCAATCCCGTGTGGTTGTAACGACCTGAACTCCCAGCTACCGAGTCTCTTCACAGAGACGTTCAGTTGGTTCTTCCGAACCAACGGAGAGAATAAAGTTCGTTTGACGTACCTTCCTATCTCAGATAGGAGTTCGTTTAACGATCTAATACTCTCGCCAGAACTTGCAAAAAGGTTCTGGTGCTTGCGTCAGGCTCTACTCGCCTTCTCCAAGGCTGTAGACCTAGACTGTAGTGCCGACCAAGACATTGAGGTTCAAAGCTTCGTCAATAGAATGACTAGGCGGTTTGATCCTCTTAAGTGCCCTGGTTGGGCATACCGTCGTCCTGAAATCAGGGAGGTGTTTCGTATCGCACGGCACCTGCTTAGGCAGGTACTATGTGATGGCGATAACCTTCACGCAAGTATCGCGCAATGGCGCGATGAGCCGTACGGCCGCCATGGCCCCGGTGCGGTAGCTGGTGGAGAGAATGCCCGTGAAAAGTGGCAACTACACGAAGACAGCAGAATGGCTGAAAGGCTGTTCTGTAACCACGACCTCTTATCAACTGTCAAGCATTCCAGCTTGAGAGATGATGAGGAAGTGGCTTATGTCTCTCGTCTTGCCGTGGTTCCGAAGGATGTGACAAAACATCGTCTCATCTGTATCGAACCTAAGGAGCTTATGTTCGCACAGCAAGGCCTGATGAAGGTCTTGTATGACGTCATAAGTACCTCGCTTTTCACTAAGGATGCGATTCATCTTTTCGATCAGACGCACAATTTCTACTCCTCGCGGAATAGAGGTTGTGCTACAATTGATCTGAAAGACGCAAGTGATCTGCTCAGCTTACGAGTTGCGCGATTACTATTCCCACGGGAATTCCTTAAGCTCGTGACACGCTATCGTTCCAGTGCAATCGAATTGCCTGGGACTGCAGAACTCCTCTTTGACTATGAGGCTTTAGCAACTATGGGGAATGCACTCTGCTTTCCTCTTGAGTCGCTCGCCTTTTGGTCATTATCCCTTGCTGCGATACTATACAGCGAGGTGGAGAACATGCAGTACGATTCCTTTGCAGAGTTGCATTGGGTTATTGCCAATAACCCCGGCCCTCTGCTGAGAACATACTCGGTCCGCGTGTTTGGTGATGATATCATCATACCATCGCACTACTTAGACCGGGTTATGGACGTGCTCGAGTTGGCAGGACTTGTCGTTAACCACAATAAGACTTGCAGTTCAATCTCTCCTGTTAGGGAGAGCTGCGGATCTTATTGGTGGGGTGAACATGATGTCCGTGTCGTTAAGTTCACTCAAGTCGGATCCAGTACACCAACGTTGTTTATAGGCGCTCTTACTCAACTTTCCCAGTTGAGGGAATTCGGTCTCACCGAGACCGCCAACGCCATAAGCTCTGCCCTCTCGGAGATACAGCCATTTTATGACCCCGAACGGAATTCGATCCCTTCGGCTGTCAAGAGTGGCTTACTGAGGTTTAACCCCCAGCTGTATCGTCTAGAGGCCAGGACATTAGCACTTAGAGATGCTGATGACTACGTTGACCTACCAGGTGATGTTGGACTTTATGCCCACTTCACCGACCAGGCTACACGAACTTCTGTTCATAGTGATGCGCAACGCGTCAAATGGACATGGGTGCCTATCTGCCTTAGTAACAGCAGATAAGGATCACTAGGGGAAGGCTGTAACAAGCTTCAGTGCCTTGTCACTGGCGTCGTAATACCTACGCATGTTCCCATGATCGAGCCTTACTAGCTCTATCAATTCCCAACTCACTTTCCTTGTGTGTTGGTCTTTGTTTCTCCTTTCTAGGTTGTTTCCTGGTTTGGGGTGTAGCGCACTAGTTGTGCTACCGGTTGATGGTTACTGTTTAACCATCGCGGCTGATACAGCCAGTTCTGTATCTGGACGGACATGCGTGGCAGGGGCGACGCC